AAAGCTGCTAAGTTTACAGAACAGATTCAAGCTGCAGAAGCTACACCAAGTGTAAAGGCCACTGTAGCAGGGCAACTAGAGCAGCTAACAGAGGGTTTTGATGCAGGTAATCCCCCAGCTTGGGCTGCTGCAGGTATACGTCAAGCAAATGCTGCATTAGCTAAACGTGGTTTAAGTGGCAGTAGCCTAGCAGGTCAGGCTGTAATTCAAGCTATGATGGAACAGGCATTGCCTATTGCACAAGCAGATGCTGCAACATTTTCTAGATTTGAAGAACGGAACTTGTCAAACCGTCAGCAACGTGCTATGCTTGCAGCAGAACAAAGGGCAGCATTTATAGGACAAGAGTTTGACCAAGCATTCCAAGCTCGTGTACTAAATGCAGCAAAGGTTAGTGATATAGCTAACATGAATTTTACGGCAGAACAAAACATTGCTTTAGAAAACTCACGTGCAGCTAACACTATGAACATAGCTAACCTAAGTAATAAACAGGCTCTTGTAATGGCACAAGCTGCTGCTTTGGGTAATTTAGATATGGCTAATCTTAGCAATTTGCAGCAAGCTGCTGTACAAAATGCACAGAACTTCTTACAGATGGATATGGCTAATTTATCCAACCAACAACAAGCAGAGATGTTTAGTGCAACATCACGTGTACAGTCTATTTTCAATGATGCTGCAGCTAAAAATGCTATGTCACAATTTAATGCAAGAGAACAAAATCAGTCAGATCAATTTTTTGCTAACTTAGCAACAACAGTATCACAGTTTAATGCAGCACAATCTAATGCTATGTCACAGTTTAATGCACAAGAAAAGAATGTAATAGAACGTTTTAATAAAGAGGTGCAGAACCAACGTGAACAATTCAATGCAAAGAATAGACTTGTGATTGATCAAAGTAATGCAGTCTGGCGTAGAGAAATTGCTACATCTGATACTGCAGCTATTAACCGTGCTAACGAACTAAATGCTGCAGCCGTGCTTGGTATATCCAATACTGCATATAACAATTTATGGCAGTATTATGCAGATAGTATGGAGTATGCATATCTGTCAACAGAGAATGAACGTAGTAGGGTAAACGAATTAGCTAAAGTAAAACTGGTTGGTGATGCAGATGCAGATATTGCAGCTTTAAAAAATGATTATGCTTCATCTGCAGCATTTGGTCAAATGGTTACAACACTATTATTTAGTGACTACAGCATGGATAACACTATTATCGGAGACATATTCGAAGGATTAGGATTTTTGTAAGGATAATTAAATGAAATATGATAATGTAAAAGCAGCATACATAAATATAAATAAGTATATAGAGGATGATAAACCTGCTGGTAAATCATCTGGTTTATTAGGCCGTATGTCTGGTTCAGATAAAAAGAAAGAACAACAAGGCAAAGAACCAATTGAACGTATGGCAAATTTAGTACAGAGAATTAGAAAAGCAAGAAGGGAAGTAAGGAATGGAACTACTAGCACCACCACTTGATGCACCTATTCCGGGTCAAAGTCTAACTGCTGAGTTGGGGGGAAGACCTTGGCAAAAACCACCACAATATGCAACCCCTGAACAAGCACTAGAGCACTATATACCAAGGCTAACAGACCCTGAGGTATACGATCAGCTTTTGGATGTTCTGGAGCTAGGTATTCCTGCAATGACAATAGCTGAAACAATGCAGCTAGGTGGTGTTATGGAAGGCTTGCATAGTATAGATGTTGGCATTCTTATACTACCTGTACTCGTAGAATTAATTGCATACATTGGTGATGATGCAGGTATTGATTACAAGCTAGGTATTGAGAAACGTGTTGACGATGATAAAATATCAGATACAAAAATTGCATTAGCAATGAAACGTTTAAGAGAAGAAGCACCAGAGGCAGTAGAGGAAGCAAAAGAAGAGACTGTAGAGTTTCCTCAAGAAGAAGAGCCTATTGAGGCACGTGGTCTAATGGGACGGAGGGTATAATGGGATTTAGTTTAAGTGGTTTTGTTGGTGGATTTTCTCAAGGTGTAACACAAGAAATACAAGAGGAAGAAGAACGTACACAACGGCTAGAAGAAATAGCTAGAGAAGAAGCATCACGTCTTCGTATTGCTCGTGCAGGGGAAAGACGTAAAGAAAAGGCAGTTGCAGATGCACTGGCAGGACAATTAAGCCTGTACTTTAATCCAAATGAAGTCGAAGCTATTATGTCTAAAGGGGCTGGTGCGGGTAAAGGTATACTTGATTTAGCACCTACTGCATTAGAAAATGGTGTTGACCTAAGAACCCTTGTAAACCTTCCTAGCATAGAGGGTGAAGGTGAGCTAACAGAAAAAGACAAAGAAACAATTAATGAAACTATTGAAGTAGCAGAACCAGAAAAAATTGGTGGGCTATCTACTAGTGCAGACACTACTGTTCCAACTACTAGTGGTTTGTTAAATCTTACTGCTATTGCAAATATGTATGATAAACCAGATAAAATTGAAACTACTTTTTCTAATAGGCTTGCTGTTATTTCACAGAAACTAGCCAGAGATCCAGACGGAAAAACTATTGATATAGCTGCACTTAAAGCCGAACAATCTAAGTTGCTAGAAGACTTAGGTATAATGAAAGAAGCAGAACGTGATAAAAGTAAAGATGGTAAAACAACCGAATCCTTTACACCGACTGCAGTTTCAACATATGTTAGAGAAGTACGTTCTGGTGCCTTAACTAGTAGTGGTTTTAAACTTGACACAGAAGGAAGAATACGAAATCTAACAGATGGAAATCAACACATGGCTGCTATTGCAGACATACGAGTTGCTACAGAATTAAGTGAACGAAACTCTGTTATTCAATCTCCTTTACTTGAAAAAGCTGCTAGTGCTATTCATTCTAGTGCTCGTTCAGATTTACAGGATCATGCTTTTTCAACTACAAATCCTATAATGGTAAGTAGTCCAGAAGATTACGTAAAGAATTTTTATACATACAGAAAAGGTTCTGTAGTTAGTGATGGTAAATTTTTGTACGTAAAAACAGGTTACAGTGATCCTTATAATGTAGATAGTCAAGGCAATTCAATACCGTTTTTCAAATTTAAAATAGGTGGATAATGGCAGAAATAAGCCAACAACAACTATTAAATTTTATTTATGAAGATACTGGTTCAGTACCACCTTCTACTGAGCCTAATAACTTTTTAGATGAAGAAGATGAATACAATAATTCCGACATGAAAAATAAAATGTTAAATTTTATAACGGGTGGTAACAATAATGTAAGTGAGAAAAAAGATACATCTATTATAGAAACAATAGCTGAAGCAGAACAGATACCTAATACAATTGAATATCACATGAAGATGGGAATCCCTTTGATGGATGAGGTGGACTACCTATCATCAGAAGAACATAAAAGAAATCTAGGTATCATAGAAGAACAGCAAGACATGTCTGCTACAGATAAAACACGTGAAGAATTTGACAGTCTTATAGAGCATCTAGAAAGTTTAAGTCCAGAAGAAAAAGCAAAAGAAGCTGAAGCATTAAAAAGGTCTATGCTAGGTTTGGATGAAGAAGGTGAGTACGTATTACAAACAGGTGTCTTACGTAGGGCTGGTGTTATAGAGCAGATTATGGCTGAGTCTGATCCCGTTAAAATGATGAAGTTTGCCAAGGGTGTATCATTAGTTGGTGCATATACGGATGACTCTATAACTGAAGGTCTGAGTATCCTAAGAGAGTATACACCCGTTTTATATGATGGCATCAATAAAGCCATGACAGGTTTTGGTAGATACAGTGAGGCAGACACACCCAGAGAGTTGAGTGGTACTATACTAGAATCATTTGGAAGTGTAGCTGAGTTTGCAGAAACTGTACCTGTTCTTGGTGGTCTGTTTGCCAAACGTACTGCAGTAAGTAATGTCAGAAGGGCAGGTAAAAAAATACTTCGTGAAGCTAAAAGATTAGAAACTGCTAGACGATATAATCCTGATGGTGCTATAATTGCCACTATGGAAGCTGCAGAAGAAACACGTATAGCTGCTAAACAGGTTGCTGATAGTGAAGTAGAGCTATCTAATCAGCTAATAAAAGAGTTTGAAGCTAAAACAGGTAAAGTAATATCTACTGAAACAGATGGTAGGTTGTCTATTGACCCTGAGTTAGCACGTCAAGCAGGTAGAGATACTGCTGTAGGGGTTACAGAACGTGATGCAGGTGTACAATCACTGTTTTTAAGTGAAGATACAATCACATCTCCTATCCTTGATCCTTCTAAGTTTGACGGTATTGTAGCTGTAGCTGCTGAATTAAAGCAAAGAAAACCAGAGGCATTCGATAATAATAAAACAGTAATTGATAACTTACTGGACTTAACAGTTAGTAAAGATATGATTGAGGATCAAGACTTAATTGATCTCTTAAACAAATATGGATTGTCTTTTGAAAACTATGTCCTTACTGTAGTAGGGTCTGGATCAGATGCTGGTAAAGTACTTAATGCCCTGTCACAGATTAAACGTAGAAAACCACCGAATGTAATAGAGGCCGATAAGGCTGCAGCAAAAGTACGTGAAGCTGGAGATTTACGTAGAGGGGTAATGCGTATAGAGAACGTCAGACGTGGTGGTCTAGTATCACAGATAGCTACTGCTGCACGTAACCTTACCTCTGGTGCAATACGTGCTCCTATGGAAAGCCTTGGCAATGTAATGGACACTGCTATATATACGGCACAGAATAAAGGTATAGTAGCTGGTATAGGATCACTGTTATCTCGTGATAACTGGAGTGGTAGCTTTAGCAATATGAAGTATATGTTCTCTCGTCCTGATGTGGCAAAGGGATACTCCGATCTTATACTTGAACGTCCTGAGTTAGCCAAGCAGTTTGATGCAATGTACAACAACATCAATGAAATACAAAAGCTAACAGGACGTGGTTCAGGCAGTAGGCTTGATACTGTACTATCTGAAATGGAAGACGTAGTTGATGTATTAAACACTCCCAACCGTTGGCAAGAATTTTTAATTAGACGTGGACAGTTTTTTGGTGAACTTGAACGGTTAACAAAACGACACTACGATATAGATTTAATAGATGCTCTCAATGAGGGCAAATTAAAAGATTTAATGAATGATGCATCTTCAGTAAAACCTGAGAAAGCACCTAGTTTTATAGCACTTGTAGATGAGGCTACGACAAAAGCCTTAGATGTTACTTATGCAAAGCAACCAGAAGTCCCAGTATTCAGAGAATTATCTGCATTTATCACACGTAATGGGTTGACTGTAGCTATCCCATTTCCAAGATTTATGTTTAACAGCATGGAGCTTATGGGTCAATATGCTGCAGGATCATCTATACCTCTCACACGTAAAGTAAAAGACCTTGTTACACTGTCTAATAGTGGTCCATTAACGTCAAAGGACAGGCAACGTATTACACGTAATCTTATGGGCATGGGTGCTGTTGGTGCAGGATATTGGTATCGTAGCTCAGAGGAAGCCCCACCTGAGTATAATCAGGTAGCAGTTGGTAGTGAAGCCCAGATGGACACAACACCAACATATCCTATGGCACATTTTTTATACTTAGGAGAGGCCACAAAAAGATTAAAAGAGGGTACGTTTGATGATTGGTTTGATGGTCAAGAGTTTGTAGAACTATTTACGGGAAGTAATTTTAGAACTGGTGTTGGTAACTCTATACTTGAAGAAGTGGCACAGATAGCCGATGCTACTGATCTAACTGCAGAAGAGACAGTTGGACGTGCTGCAGGTAGGACATTAGGTAACTACCTAACAACTTGGGCAGTGCCTTTTGCACAAATAATTGACTCTGAAAGGTCATTGGGTATTCGTGGAACAGAGTATAAAGATGTAGCTAAAGACCCAACATTAGACGGTGTTGCAGCATTTGGAAACGAGATTAAACGATCTTTTCAGCAACGTGGTTTCGGCCTGTCTGCTGAAGAAGAGGCTGCATTACCCATAAAAGAATACCCATTCTATCCTGATGGTAAGGAACGTTTATCACCTGCATTTAAACTAGCAGGGGTTTCTCTAACATCTAGACCTTCAAACGAAGGTGAGTATTTAATGAGTCTTGGTTTTGACTACAGGCAGTTTGGCAGTAAATCTAAAGTGCCTACCATACAAAGGTACGAGCAACGTTTGATAAATGGACATATGGGTACTCTTGTAGAGATTGCACAATCATATGAAACTATTCTCAGACAGGAGTATCAAGAAGCTAACGAGGTTTTAAGAGAAGAGTTTACTGAAGAAGAATATGTAGCAAATAAACTACGTCCTCTTATATCTGAGGAACTTACTTCTTTTAAACGTGAGGTACGTGATATAGTAGAGACAGAGGGAAGTCCATATGCAAGGGCTATGATTACGTATCGTAGGATACAACCACAATTCCGTAAACTTGCAACTACAGATTTTGTGGAAAGGTATGGAAGGAATCCTGACCCTAGTAGCACAGAAGACTTACAGGTTCTAACAGAGATAGCACAGATATACAAAGAAGCATACTAAATAGGGGGCAATTAAGCCCCCCTTTTTTTTAGCTGTTCTAGAAACCACTCTAGCATTTTTATTAATTCATCTCGTAACTTCTCTGGTTCAGTTTCTGCATTACGTTGCTGCAGAAACTGCTTTGCTTCTTCTTCCAGACTCATATTGTAAGACCCGTTTTAACTGCTCATAGTAGGCTTTTGTAAAACCTCTCTCCCATTCTCTCCACTGCATTGTAGTGGTATTGTATGGGTTCCAAACCTTGCCTCGTTTGAAAGCTGTATAACCTTGCTCGTATTGAAACTTTAATGGGGCATCATACTTGCCAAGGTTACGTTCTTTACGAGATAGTTTCTTGGGATTCATGCTACTTCTCCTAGCTCTATTAGAGTTGCTTCAGTGTAAGGTATATGATAGAAGTGCTCACCCTTTCGGATGTTTCTACCCTTTGCCTCACGTAATCTGTCTTTAGTCAGACTGGTATCTTTGATACGCCACACTTGTCTCAAGTCTCTACGAAAGACGTAGAAGTTTAGTACACCATTGGCATCTCTGTACCTGTCAAGCAGTCTAGTTTTACGTTCTGGTATACGTATTTCTTCCCAATCTTTAGGCCAATCTCCTGTCCAAGCTACCTTCACCTCTGCTTCATTGAAGTACGTGAAGTCTTCTTTTGTAGAGACAATATCAACTGTATAGTTCTCTTTTGTATTTGTGATTTCATGTCCGATACTTTCAAGATAATTCACAAGTGTCCTTTTTGCTGGTGAATCATACATGTTGTACCAATCTCTTCTAAATTCTTTTCTTACTGGCATCATAATCTCCTAGTATACGTTTGCTGCTTCTTTGATTATTTCCCATGTACCTTCTACCATAGGTATACCTACTTCTGCAAGTAGACCTATTGTAGTAAGTGTTGTTGCTAATAGTTGAATTAGTTCCATTGTATTTCTCCTTTATGTTAAGTCTACGATTTCACATACATCACCAGAGCAAGCCATAGTTTGCATGGCAACCGTATTGTCCTCTTGCTCATACTCTGATAGTGCACTCCAGTTAATGCTCTTAGGCATTTTGCCAAGTAAAGCATTATATTCTTCTGCTGTACAGTCTTGATAGGGTGCTTGTTGATAAGTATGATCAGAGTGTGGCAAGAATGACACACCTGACATCTCGTCAAAGTGTTTGAATACAAATGCACCTACTTCTAACCATTCACTATCACGTACAGAGATAGTTACACTAGGCTTATGCTCACACCAGTGTCGTTGATATGTAAGCCACATCTCTAGTTGTTCGATAGCAGTCATATCGTTACGTGTAACTGCACTTGCTGGTGACTTCTGGGGGAAGCTAAAGACTGTAGTTGTATCTCCCTTAAACACACATGGTTCGTTAGGTATTCCCTGATCTTTCATAAACTGTGTCAAGGGGTCTTTGTTGTCTCCTCTAACGGTTCTGATGTAATAGGGGGAATGACGGGCATGTATTCCACTGGCTGAGTCAACAAGTTGTGAGACTGTTCCAGATGGCTTAACACAACTGATGCTAACAGAAGCATTAATACCAAGATGAGCCGACCATTCAGCATTAGTTTCAACAGCAACTTCACGTAAGTGGTCAAGAGTTTTCTCCAATCCTTTATTTTCCGTAGTCATCAACGGGTTATCCATTATCCCCGTGAGAGACACACCAAGCAGTCGTTCCTCTTCGGTATTACGTTGCCACACCTTTCGCAAGTATGGGAACTTAGTGTATGTGGATTGAATAGTTCCCAGAATGGTTGCAAGACGGACCTTTCTACTAAGACTGTCGATAGTATCTGTAGCCCTGACCACAACTTCTGTAAGATTACAGAACTGATATGGACGAAGAATGATTTCACTACATGGATTAGTTCCAAACTCGTAGTTAGGATCACGTCTACCATATTTAGCAGCTTGTTTTTTAGATGCTTCACGATTAAATACTCCCCTCTCTCCAGACTTAGACTCTACCAATGCAGTCCATTCTCGCATGAATGTTTCTATATCAGGTTTCTCTGTGTACGACACACTGTTATTTGCTAAGGCACGGTGTGCAGCAGTCTCCCACCACTGTCCTGATTTAGCATGACGCATACGATCATCACTTAGATTGGACAGACTGATCATTGCTGATCTACGTACACCACCTACAACTACGATCTGACCAATGAAACACATTAGATCGTGGCATTCAATACTGGATAGCTTACGGCCCTGTGAATTTTTAAATGTAGTTACTGTAAAGTTAAACAACTCAACAAGGGGTGCAGGTCCACTAGCTCTACCACCAAACGTCTTTAGTCTTGCACCTGCAGGACGTACAAGAGAGACATCCCACTTGGGAATCTCGCCAGCCCAGAGGAGTGCCAACAATTGTCTGAATGCTTTAGCCCAACCTTCCTTACTATCCTTGACCACAATGGTAGTGTCAGAGTCAAAGAGAGTGGGGATCTCAGGGAGCTTGCTGATGAACTGCCTCTCGACACTGAAGCCGACACCAGTACCACAGAGAAGGATGAACATAGCCTCATCGAAGGACTTAGGGTCATCTACGGGTAGATAACTACAGTTATATCCAGCAGTGTTGTCACGTTCTAATGCAGGGCCAGCAGTCATCATGGCTCTCATTGATGGCATTACTTCTAGCCCAAGTATAGCTTGTTCAATGTCGTGTGCAATGTTTAAGTTTTCTTCACTCTCACCACTGTTTATTATAGGTTCAACTACATTATCCATGTAACGTGCTACTGTCTCGTCCCAATTCTCACGACCATACCCATCAAAGTATTTTGCATATCGTGATTTGTGTATAAAAGATTGATAGTCTGTAGGTAGGTAGTTACTCATCTTGTATCCCCCGATCCTGACAGTGTGCCTTTCTCCTGACGTTGACGTAGCTTATCAAGGTTGGCTTGTGCTACGTCTTCCATCTTTAGACCCAAGTCTTTACAGATAGCCGCAATGTACCAAAGACAATCTCCTATCTCTGAACCGATAGCCTCTTTGTCAAGTTTACCATCACGTACAATCTTCTTTACTTTGTTTGCTACCTCACCAGCTTCACCTGCAAGTCCTAGTGTAGGGTACAGTACCTGTACAGATGCAGGATAGATTGCTGTTGTGGCAGCTTGTCTTTGATAATCATTCATGTTCATGTGTCATTCCTCTGTTATTATCTTCATTGATTTAACATCCATACCGTCCACATCATGGATCAGGTTACGGATGGTTTCGTCTATCTCCTCGACTACCATTCCATCTACAGGAATGGGATAATCTTCTTCGTCTAATTCAATCGTCAAAAATATCTTGGCTTTCATTAGTACGATCCTCTATTAATGCATCCAGATACCATCTGGCTTTTTTTAAATCCTCTAGGCCATTCTTGTAACGATACCGCCAGAGATACTTCATAATATTACCTTGTAAATAATACTGAAATCCATCACCAGTAGCTGCACGAATGGCATCTATGCATTCAATACCAGCTTGGTTGTAGTGTGGTGGATTGTTTACAATGTCTACCATTCATTTGCTCCTTTCAAAAATTTACCTTGATCACATTGTCTTCTTGTCTTGTGACCTTTGGTTTCTTTTTCTTATCTTCTTGTAACATACTTTGTGTGTGGTTGTAAAGCATTTCTCTAAACTTTTCGTTATCTTCCATCAAGGGAACTGCTGCACAAAGCATAGAGCCAAGCTGCATTATACTTACGTAATCATCATCAGACAAATTGTTATCTTCCGATGAAATCATACCTACTAGTAGCTCACCTGTCCACTCACCTTTAGGGTCTAGGAATGGTGATAGTCGTACAAGTACATCGTTGTCATCTAACTGGTGGAATATTGTACCCATGTTATCTCCTTTTTACTTTCTTCAAGGGGAACTGTATAAACTCAGGGTGCATGTTCTTTCCCTTTTCTTGTATCCATTCTTCGGGTATTACCCTATCACAGAATTGAAATTTATTTTTTTCACACCACTTAGCATATGTAGTCTTTGCACCTTTACTTAACTTACGTTTACTACTCTCAAATACGAAACGTATATCCAGCTTGGGATGTTGTTTCTTGATACTGATATGTTTACGTCTATCGTCTGCAGTAAACCTGCCCTTGGTTTCTATTATAATACCGTTGGGCAGTATAAAGTCGGGGGTATAGGTACGATACATGAGATCTTCCCATTCTATTTTCAAGCACTCATACTTTACAGGTATGCTATGCTCAATTAGGAAGTCTTTCACCTTTAACTCAAGACCACTTCTATACCCATGCTTTAAGGCAGCTTTAAATTGCTTGCCGTTCACTAGAACTTCCAATGAAAGTCTAGTGGTATTCCAAAGGATGTAGGTTGTGTAATACCTAGTTCCTTTAGCTCCTGTCTAACAGCTTCATCTGCTTCTTTACGAGCTTGCATAGCTGCACGTAGCCCTGCGTACTTAGCTTCACGTAGGGCTTTTTTCTTTGCTGCAAGATCACGTTCTATTTCTGCAATGTGCTCTTGCATCTCTTTTATTTCAGCATCACCAATCATCCATCACTCCTTTCTACATACTGCACAATTGGGGGCATTTTGGCTTGTGATACTTTGGATGGTATCTCTTGTAGTGTGGGCCAACATGCCTGTCTATAGTCACAGAATTTACAACCATCATTTAGAACATAGTTTCCAGTTGCTTTCCCCCGAAAGGTTTCGGGTATAGGGGAAAAGCACCTTTGGAAACTATTGTCAGTGATAGTTTCTACTGTGTCCTGTATCTTACGTAGTTCTTTGTCCATGTCTATATCAGACTTAACATATTTGAACTGACCGTTAGCTTTGTTGATTACCCACCAACCACCAGCTTTGTAGCCAGAGGCTTGTGCATAACCAGCAAGCTGACTTATATAACCAAACGAATCGTTTGAAGATAGTGATTCGTATGATTCAAACTTATGTTTATAACTCCAATCAGATGCAGATTTTATGTCATCGACAGAATTTTCAATAACAAGATCATAGCTACCATTGATAGAACTATTATCTCTATCTCCAACCTGCAGAGTAACATTATCAGTGTCCTGAAACTGTACTTCTGCTTCCGTGAGAATACCTTTAAAAACTGCTTCAACTATATCTCCTATCATCATGTTCATTACAAACGAGTTTGGCTTTGGTAATGCTTTCTCTGGTTCATTCTTTTCAAACCAGAGTTGGCAAGTAGGACGACCAATGTTGGACATCCTTAGTTTAAACTTGTCACGTTTATTACCAGAGCCAAACTGTCTCTTTAATGCATCAGCAATATCGGATGCCACCCGATTGATAGTTTCGTCAGACATATCCGACTTACCATTGGCAGCATCCTCAAGGTACTGATGAATTGCTAGTTCAGCAGGATGATTCATTATGCAAACTCATCCATGTCTGCATCAATGATGTCATCTACATCACCGAATGGGATGTCATCGTGCTTGTGTACGTTTTCATCCCATGCATTTGTGATGTACTCATTGTAGTTTGCAATCCAAGCTAGGAAGTTTGTGAGTGTTTCCTGTGCTTGTGAGTCAAGCTCAAGTGAGCTACCGATGTCTAGCTCCAACTCTGGTAGGAAGAAGCTGCTACCATTGGGTAGATTACGTTCCTGTGTACCAGACTTGATAGTGTGCATTGGTGGTAGCCTACGCATCTTGGACAGTTTGGTAAAGATACCACCTGCCATTTTGAATGCATCACGGTTTTCGATCTCCCAGATAAACGGGGTATCTGTGAGGTCTTGTGAGACAGGATTACCCTCTGCATCAACAGGGTTGTCCAATGATACCGTGCCAAACATAACACGTACACGTTTGATTTGACGAATCAAATCCTGTGTCTTCTGAGGCAATGCCTTGAAGTCTTCAATCCAACCTGCAGGTTTACCACAGTTGAATCCACCATCATTGTCCTTTAGGTCAACGTTGAGATTGTCGGACATAATTGTTTTCACATAACGGTTAGGTGCAGTATCGTTACCTTTGATGAAACGTTTGTACATAAACCGTTGCATGTATGGACGGATAGTCACAGACTCAGAGTAATAGGTAGGCCCATCAGGAATCTCCAGCTTGTAAGTACCACCAGAGACAACCTCTAGCTTTACCTTCTTGCCGTTTACTTCTTGCTCACCCATGATAGCTGAGTGATTGATACGTAACCGTGCAAGGTTAGACCCATCACGTGATGCCTTCTGTGTGTCGGCAGTCATGCCCAATGTCTGAGCCATTTGATTGTAATCTGAAGTGTTAAATGTTTCTACTAGTGTCATATGTTTTCTCCTTTTCGTTTTAACAGAGCTATAGTTATATCAGGCTACGTCCTTTGTGTCAAGCCAATTCGGACCAATCTTTGCTTCTAATAACAATGGGACATTGAAGTCCAAGTTCCA